ATGTTTATATTGTGGATCCTGCTAATGGAGATAGTGCTCAATCAACATTTGGAAGACCTTTAGCCAATACTTCATATTATGTACAAGAATACACTCAAACTTGGACACTGCAAGGTGGCTCAGACGATGCTCCATCAACAGCAAATACTCAAACAGCATATAGTTTGTTTACAAATTCATCTGAAGTAGATGTTTCTTTAGTATTTACTGGTGATGCCAATATTGCAACACAACAATATATAATTGATAACATAGCAGAAGGTCGTAAAGATTGTTTAGCTTTTATATCACCACCTTCTGCAAACGTTATTAATCAATCCGGCAATGAAACTTCTAATATACTGGCATGGAACAATGCGTTAAATCGTTCCAGCTCTTATGTTGTTGCTGATTCTGGTTGGAAATATATGTTTGACAAATATAATAACATATATCGTTGGGTACCATTGAATGGCGATATTGCAGGTCTTTGTGTCAACACCGATAACGTTAGAGATCCATGGTATTCACCTGCAGGATTTAACCGTGGTAATTTAAAAAATGTGGTTAAATTAGCATGGAATCCAAACAAAACTGCTCGTGATAGTTTGTATGCAAAAGGCATTAATCCTGTTGCAAGCTTTTCTGGCAACGGTGTGGTTCTTTATGGTGATAAAACATTACAAGCTAAGCCTTCAGCATTTGATAGAATTAATGTTCGTAGATTGTTTATTGTTCTTGAAAAAACAATTTCTCAAGTTGCTCAATATTCATTATTTGAATTTAACGATGAATTCACTCGTGCTCAGTTTGTGTCCTTGGTAACTCCATTTTTACGTGAGGTTCAAGGTCGCCGTGGCATTTATGATTTCCGTGTAGTTTGTGATACAACTAATAATACACCACAAGTTATTGATTCTAATCAATTTGTTGGTGATATTTACATCAAACCTGCTCGGTCGATCAACTTTATTCAGTTAAATTTTGTATCTGTAAGAACTGGTGTTGATTTTACTGAAATCGTTGGACAATTCTAATAAATAACAACGATATAGGAGAAAACAAATGGCATTTAACGTAGCAGAATTTAGAGCAAATATGATTGGTGACGGTGCCCGTCCCAATCTATTTCAGGTCTCTTTAACATTCCCAACGATAGCAACGAACGGAGTTGCTTCTAGCCAAAAAGCAACATTCATGGCTAAAACGGCACAGTTACCTGGTTCAACAATTAATAGCTTTCCATTGTATTATTTTGGACGTGAATTAAAGTTTGCCGGTAACAGAACATTTACAGATTGGACATTACAAATTATTAATGATGAAGATTTTTTAATTCGCAATTCATTAGAATCGTGGATGAATTCAATTAATAGTCACACAACAAATGTGAGAAACTCTGCCGCTGTAAATCCTTCAAACTATTCAGTTGATGCCGAAGTTACTCAATATGGTAAAGCCGGACAAGAATTGAAAAAATATAAATTTGTTGGTTTGTTTCCTGTAGATGTGGCTCCAATTGATTTAGATTGGAGTTCAAATGATTCTATTGAAGAATATGCGGCAACATTTGCATTTCAATATTGGGAATCAGATACTACTTCTTAATATGTTTTTTATATGGGGTATTTTGCCTCATTTATGTTTAATTGAATTGGAAAAGTAAATAATATGGCAGCTAATAAATTCTCTCTTTTTGGTTTCACAATCGCACGGGATAAAGCCGAGAGCGATCAGTCGGCGCAACAATCCTTTACATCACCGGCTAATGAAGATGGTGCATTAACAATACAATCGGCCGCTTACTATGGAACTTATGTTGATCTGGATGGTACAGCAAAAAATGAAGTAGAATTAATTTCTCGTTATAGAGAAATGGCTATGCAACCAGAAATAGAATCGGCTATTGATGATATTGTAAATGAAGCTATCGTAAAGGATGACGATGGTCAAGTTACCAATATTGTTTTGGATAATTTGAATCAACCAGATAAAATTAAAAAAGCGATTAAAGAAGAATTTCAAAATATTTTAAGAATATTAAATTATAATAATATGGCTCAAGATATTTTTCGCCGGTATTATATTGATGGTAGATTGTTTTATAATATTATTATCGATAAAGAGAATCCAGTTGCAGGTATTAAAGAACTACGGTACATTGATCCACGTAAATTGAGAAAAGTACGTGAATTAAAAAAACAAAAAGATGATAAAACTGGTGCAGAAGTTGTGAATGTGGCCAATGAGTATTACATTTTTAACGACAAAGTGGTTACCGGCAGTTCTACTAATTATGGTCCTATTGGTGTACGAATTACAACTGATTCCATTATCTCTGTTGTTTCAGGTTTAATGGATTCTCGCCGTGCTGTGGTATTATCTTACTTACATAAGGCAATTAAGCCTCTTAATCAGTTAAGAATGATAGAAGATGCGACAGTTATCTATCGTATCTCACGTGCACCAGAGCGCCGTATATTTTATATTGACGTAGGTAATTTGCCTAAGTTAAAAGCGGAACAGTATCTTCGTGATATTATGGTCAAATATAAAAACAAACTTGTGTATGATGCCAACACAGGTGAAGTTCGTGATGACCGTAAATTTTTATCCATGATGGAAGATTTTTGGTTACCACGCCGTGAAGGTGGTAAAGGCACAGAGATTACAACATTACCTGGTGGACAAAACTTAGGTGAGTTGGAAGATGTAAAATATTTTCAAAAGAAATTGTATCAATCGTTAAGTGTTCCTATTTCTCGATTAGAACCCAATCAAGGTTTTTCGATTGGTCGAGTTGCAGAAGTTACACGAGATGAATTAAAGTTTGCTAAATTTGTTGATAGAGTTCGTAATAAGTTTTCAGATATTTTTGATCAAGCCTTACGTGTACAATGCGTATTAAAAGGTATTTGTACCAATGAAGAATGGTCTTTGTTCAAAGAAAATATTCATTATGATTTTATTAAAGATAACAACTTTAGTGAATTAAAAGAAGCTGAGTTAATGACCAACAGATTACAGTTGTTGAGTTCTGTTGATCCTTATACAGGTCGATATTTCTCTCAGGCATGGATACAACGAAATGTATTACGTTTAAATGATGATGAAATTAAACGTATGCAAGAAGAAATTGATGAAGAAAAAGAAGCTGGTCTTGGTTTACCCGTTGGCGTTATGAATGACGTAGCACAACAAACTATGATGTCACAGGTGCCTGCTCAACCACAAAATCCGGATGACCAAGAACACCAAATGGATATGCAACAACAAGCAGCAGACCAAGCAGTGCAACAAGCAAAAGCGGCTTCTAAAGTTAAAGAGTCTACCGGAACATTTGGTAAACTAAAACAAATACTATAAATATTTTGAATGGAGATAATAATGGAAAATACAAGAGCAATTATTGATTACGCTTTTGACGACAATGCAAAAGATATGCGTGATACACTTTATAGTGATATACAAGATAGGGTAATGGCACATTTGGATGCTCAAAAGCAACAAATTGCACAAAACATATTAAAGCCGGCTGAAGATCCGTTGGCTACGGCACAAGATATGGCAGTAGAACCGGATCAAGACCAAGAACAGGAACAAGAGAGTGAAAACACTTAAAGAGTTTTGTAACCTCTACGAAAAAAAAAATAAGGCTGAACAAGATCCGCCAAATATTCTAATAATGAAACGGCAATCTATTAGGTTGTTTCCTAATGGTCAAAAAGTAGCATTGTATTATGTGGATAAAATTAATAAATATGTGACCATACCATATGAATCTATGACATGGTCCTCTTCCATACCAGAAGAATTTAAACAGGAATAAAAAATGGCAAATTCATTTACGTACCAAGTAATTAAAGATACAACAGAACATGTTGTTATTAAACTTACAGCTTCATTTGATGGCACAGGACAAGAATCAAACAGCTCTCGTATACAAGCTAATACATTATATGGTGCTTTAAACGCAAATGCTACAACAGGATTATTGAGTTCTGGTGGTTCGGCTTTACCATATTATGGTTTAGCTTTAAATCGTTTATGGTACGACTGTGGTTCTGATGGAGATGTTCAGTTGTTTTGGAAAGCAAACACCAACATACCATTAATAATCATGAATGGTAACGGAGAATATGATGGTGAAGGAAACTGGACAACCATTCCAAACAATGCAAAAAATACAGCAGGTTGTAATGGCGATATTGGTGTTGTAACTCGTGGTATGGCTGCTAACGATAGTTATACAATGATTGTGGAGCTACGTAAAGAGAATGAATATTACCAGCGTGGTCAGTTTAATGATCCTGCTGCATTCAATTATGGTGAATATTCAATAGATCCATAATGAAAGATTTTATTACCAAATTATTGTCTGGTAATTTAATAGAGGCAAGAGAATTATTAGATAAACGTATTGAAGAATTGGTTAATGAAAAATTTAACCAAATTCAGGACCGGTTGGCTAATGAAATAGCTGAAGGTAATATACAGAAAATAGGAAGAACAAGCCTTGTTCGTGTACGGTTCCGTAAAGGAAAAATACAACGAAGGGTTAAAAAGTCAGCAGTATCGGGTTATACGATTCGTGGTGGTCGTTTAATAAGAATGTCACCACAAGAACGTAGGCGGAGATCAATGGCTGCCAGACGTTCTAAGTTTAAACGAAAAAGTAAATTAAGACAATCGTTAAGAAAACGGCAAATATCTTTAAGAAAACGAAAGGCAATGGGACTATAATGAAGTTAATTACAGAAGTCACCGAAACATTACAATATCTTGCTGAAGATAAAGACGGCAAGAAAACTTTGTTTATCGAAGGTCCATTTCTTCAAGCGGAAGTGGTTAACCGTAATGGTCGTAAATATCTAAAAGAGACCATGGCCAAAGAAGTACAAAGATATACAGAAAATTACATTAATAAAAACCGTGCCTTTGGTGAACTGGGTCATCCAGACACTCCATCTATCAATCTCGACAGAGTTTCACACATGGTTGTGGGTCTCCGTCAAGAAGGTAATGATTGGATAGGCAAAGCAAAGATTCTTGACACCCCTATGGGTAACATTGTTAAGAGCCTAATCGAAGGAGGAGCTCAAATTGGAGTATCGTCCCGTGGTATGGGTTCTCTTAAAAATGTTAATGGTGTAAACATAGTTCAAGATGATTTTCATCTAGCCACAGCGGCGGATATTGTAGCAGACCCTTCTGCTCCAAATGCTTTCGTTCAAGGTATCATGGAAGGCAAAGAGTGGGCGTTAGTCAACGGTGTATGGACGGAACAACAATTCTCTGAAGCCAAACAGGCAATTAAAAAGGCCTCTCAAAAAGAAATTGAAGAAGTGAGTCTACGCATTTGGGAATCACTCGTAAAAAAACTTTAAATATAAATATCCAATATAAATCAAGGAGATTTTCAAAATGTCAAAATTTAATCTGTCTGAAGCCGCTAAAGAAATACTTTCTGCATCCGTAGCAAGCAAAAAGTCTGGCCAAGATAAATCACAAAAATTAACTGGTGATGTAGCTTATGGTACCAAAGAAGTCGGTGACATAGGTACACAAGTTACCAAAACAACGGATTCTGGTCCAGATGCAACTAAAGGTGTTCCAACATCAACTCCTCCTGGTGCAACACCTCCTGTAGGTTCTGAGCCAGCCAAGAAACTCAAAGGTCAACCTGCTGAGCAAGGTTCTGTTGAACATCCAGAAGGCAAAACTGGCAAAAACCAAATGCCTTTAAATAAAGGTTCTGTTGGTGTTCAGCAATACGAAGAAACTGAAGATGATGACGAAGTTATCGTTGAAGCAGAAAAAGAAGGCCACGAAGATGAGAAAGAAGATAAAGCCATGATTAAAAAAATGATCAAAAAAGAAAAGATGAAGGAAGATATTGATGCCTTAATTTCTGGCGAAAATCTTTCTGAAGAATTTATTGCTAAGGCAACAACAATTTTTGAAGCCGCAGTTATTGCTCGTGCTGAAGAAGTTATTGCTGAAGCCGAAGAAGCTTTAACAGAACAATTCGAAGCCGCCATTGAAGAAATTAAAGAAGAAATGGCCACCAAGGTTGATGATTACCTCAACTACATGGTTGAAGAATGGGTTAAAGATAATGAAATCGCCATCGAAAAAGGTCTCCGTGCCGAAATCGTTGAAGATTTTATTTCCGGTTTAAAAGATTTATTTGAAGATCATTACATTGACATTCCAGAAGAAAAAGTGGATGTTGTTGAAGAGCTTACCGCTAAAGTTGAAGAACTTGAAGAAGCTTATAATGAGCAAATTAAATCTGCTATTGAGTTGAAAAAAGAACTCAATGAGCACAAAAAGTTTGAGGCTATTTACGCAGCGTGTGAAGGCCTAACGCAGACCCAAGTAGAAAAAATGAAATCACTCGCAGAGAGTATTGAGTTTACTACTGAGGAAGAATTTACAGAAAAAATGGAAACATTGAAAGAATCATATTTCAAAAATCCAGTAGTTTCTGCTGATAGTTCTGCTTTGGATGATGAAGTCCAAAT